GATGTTGATAAAAACAACTGGCATATAGATCTCCAAAATATCAAGCTGTTACGGCCGCCTGAATACGCCGCCAAAGAACAGCACGCTGCCCTTTGGTTTCCTTCGCACTCGCCAGTCTGGGGGACTGGGTCTAAGCGGTCTGGCCTTTGATTTCCCGGTAGGTACTCTGTAATCGGCTGGTTTCCTTTTTGTATCCCGCTGGTTCCTTTGCGGTGGGGGGCTTTGTTTTCCCCTTGACTCAAATGTATCACAGTGACAGTCACTGTCAACGCTTTTCATCAATGTTGCGCAAATACAACAAAAATAATTTAAAAGCGTTGTAAAAATACAACACAAAATTAAAGGGCTTTGCCACTTGACCTGAAAATCCCGTTCGGCTAAGCTCTTCACGCGCAAGTGTGCCCGCGAAAAGGCACTCAAAACTCGAGAGCCGCGATGCGGCTTTCTGCACATTTGGAGCCCAAATGGCTAAGACAATTACGATCGAAATGGCCGATGACGGCACTGTCATGGTCTCGAGCAGCGAGGGCGGCGAACCATACATGTGCGAAAGCATTGCCGAATGCCGTCAGTACGTCGACGACATGCTGGCCGAGGAGGCCGGCGAAGGACCACAAGAGCAATCGATGGAAAGTCCGGAAGAGTACGGACAGATGTGGAACGAAGAAGCAGCGACCCGCAAACCCCAACCCGGCCTCATGGCCTAAACACAAGGAAATATCATGGATCAGAAATACGCAAACCCCGCATCGCGCAACACCATGCGTGCCGCTGGAGGCATGATGGGCAACGCAGGCAAGATGCCCGGCTCGGCTATCGGCGGTGGAGGCAACCAGACCCAAGGCGCTGGCCAGATCCCCGGCAAGGTGTCTGTGCCAATGCCCGGCACGAACGAGACCCAGCCCCCTTTCAAAGGCGGCGGGGTCTACAAGGCGCCCACCGGCTTTAACGGCGGCGTCATCGATGGCATGGTCGGTGGGATGGTCTGATGGCCACGAAGCCCGGCTTGTACGCAAACATCCAAGCCAAGCGGGCACGCATAGCCTCTGGCTCGGGTGAGCGCATGCGCCAGCCCGGCGACAAAGGTGCGCCGAGCAAGGCTGACTTTGTCGAGTCGGCCAAGACGGCCAAGCCCGGCATCATCCGGCGGGCGATGAAGTGAAGACGCCGGCTTGGCAGCGCAAAGAGGGCAAGTCGCCATCAGGCGGCTTGAATGCCAAGGGCCGCGCCAGCGCGAAGGCCGCGGGCATGAACCTCAAGGCGCCAGTCAAGTCCGGAGACAACCCGCGCCGGGCCAGCTTTCTGGCTCGAATGGGCGGCATGCCCGGCCCTGAGCGCAAAGATGGCAAGCCGACGCGATTGCTTCTCAGCCTCAACGCTTGGGGAGCCAGCAGCAAAGCCGACGCCAAGAGCAAGGCCAGAGCAATCAGTGCACGCAACGAGGGCCTTGTAAGAGGGGCGATGAAGAATGGCAAGTAGACGAAACCCGAGTCGCAATTCCGATCTAGCCGGGGCGCCACCGAAGATGGCGACCATGGATGATCTGGCGTTTCCGACCGCGGCCAAGACTGGTCGCACGCATGCGAAGCAGATCACCAGCCAGAAGAAGGGCCGCGACATGCGGATCAATCTCAAGGCCGTGGTCGAGGCATGCGTCGATGAGGGGCTCGATCCGGCGGTGGAGATCGCCAAGGCTTTGAAGGCCACGATCCCGATGATCCGCGGCGGCCACCCAGTGCTTGACCACGAAGGCAAGACGGTCATGGTGCCGCTGCTGGATGTCGACACACGCATGCGGACGCTGAACGAGTTCCTCCAGTACACCCAGCCGAAGCTCAAGAGCATCGAGGTCAAGATGTCCGGCAGTCTGGACCTGACAAGCGATCAGCTTGACGCACGACTGAACATGCTTCTCGCGAAAGCGGCTCGATGATCCAGCTCGACCGCATCGACACCCGGCTTCTGGACGACGACGAGAAGCGGGAGCTCTACGAGCTTCTGCGATTGAAGGACATCAGGGCCAAGCGCAACCGCTTGTTGACCTATGCGCCCTACGCCAAGCAGCGGGAGTTCCATGCAGCCGGCGCCGGGTTCCGAGAGCGCCTGTTCATGGCGGGCAATCAACTCGGAAAATGTAGAACTGTTAACAGCCTTGTTCCACACCCAGACGGCACGGTTTCGACTATTGGCGAACTGTACGCGCGGGCTGAATCTTTTAAGGTCTGGGCTTGGGATGGCGACAAGGCTGTGGCCGTTGGCGCGTCTCACGTAATCCGCAAAGCCCCCGAACTGTGCGTCGAAGTTTTGTTAGCCACCGGTGATGTGTTCACGGCTGCCTTGGATCACCAAGTTTTGACCGCCGCCGGGTATGCGACGCTCGAGCAGCTTCTTGCATTCGCACCTTGCCTTGAGGCGTGTGATTTGGAATCTTTCCCGTCAATTCATGGCGAAGGTGAGCAGCGTTTGAGCCAAACAGCATCAGGTTTGAGCGGGCGTTGTTCTGAGGATCTCCGTCAAGGTGGTGAACCACTTCTCCCCGGAGAAGCGAACGTCCGACCGTTGCGGCCATCTCAAGCCGGTGTTCAGCCACGTACCCGGCCTGCGTCGCCATTGGATGGCTTGGCCCAGTCCACAGGTACCAATAGCGGCCGATCAAGACTCGACCGCCCTTCCAGTCTGGGTGGCCGGCTCCTGAGCGCGGTCCGGGCCTCTGTGTTTTTAGCCCAAGCCGCTTACAGGCGCGCTCAACAGCAGACAGGCATACGCCCATTTGCTGGGCCGCTTGTCGCTGTGTTAGGTTCTTTACTTCGATCAGCTCTTGCAGTACGACCGGGTCAATCGTTGAGAAGCGTCCGCGCATTGGTTTCTCCTGACAGTGAAGGGAATCGTATTGTAGCGTTCAGGTCGGTTGGCGTACATGATTTGTACGACTTGACCGTGCCAAAGTTTCACAACTACATTGCTGACGGTGTTGTGCACCACAATACGTGGGCTGGCGCATTCGAGGTCGCGATGCACACGACGGGCCGGTACCCGTCTTGGTGGAAGGGGCGGCGGTACAACTACGCCATCCGGTGCATGGTCGGGTCCGAATCGGCCGAGTTGACCCGAAAGGGTATTCAACGATTGCTGCTCGGTCCGCCAGAGATGCGCGAGGAGTGGGGCACCGGCGCCATTCCGTTTGACTGCGTTCGCGATACGTCAATGAAGCAGGGCGTGCCCGACGCGGTCTCGAGCATTGTGGTCCGCCACGAATGTGGCGAAGACAGCGTGATCCAGTTCAACAGCTACGACCAAGGCCGCACCAAGTGGCAAGCCGACACTGTCGACTTGGTGTGGTTCGACGAAGAGCCACCTCTGCCGATTTACTCTGAGGGCCTGACCCGTACACAAGCTGTGGCCGGTCAGGTCTTCGTGACCTTCACGCCTTTGCTCGGCATGTCCGAAGTGGTCAAGCGATTCCTGCTGGAGAAGCCGGCGTCATCGACCGTGACCAACATGACGATCAGCGACGCCGAGCACTACACCAAGGAGCAGGCCGATGCGATCATCGCCAGCTACCCTGAGCATGAGCGCGAAGCACGGGCCAAGGGCATCCCCATTCTGGGATCTGGCCGGGTCTTCCCAGTGGTCGAGGAGGCGATCAAGATCAGGGCATTCCCGATCCCGCCTCACTGGGCACGCGTTGCGGCGATCGACTTCGGTGTCGACCACCCGACGGCCGTTGTCTGGATGGCTTGGGACAAGGACAGCGACACGCTCTACGTGACCGACTGCTACAGACGCAGTGAGCCCGGCATCGCTGGGCACTCGATGGCAGTGCGCTCGCGCGGCGACTGGGTGCCGATCGCATGGCCGCACGACGGCCTGCAGCGGGACAAGGGCGGCAGCGGTGAGCAGCTGGCCAAGCAGTACAAGGACCAAGGTCTGAACATGATGCCCAACCGGGCCACCTTCGAGGACGGAAGCAACGGAGTCGAGGCCGGCCTGTCCGAGATGCTGACACGCATGCAGACCATGCGCCTTCGGGTGTTCTCACATCTGGAGGACTGGTTCGAGGAGTTCAGGCTGTACCACCGCAAGGATGGCATGGTCGTTAAAATCAGCGACGACTTGATGTCAGCAACGCGTTACGCAATGATGATGCGACGCCACGCCAAGACACAGGAAGAGGCCGCGGGCCGAATGCGATCTGGCCGCATGGCCCCGACGCTTGAGTTCAACGTATTCGACCCAGTGACTGGGTACTAACCAAGGAAACCAACATGGCTACTATTGCAGCAACAATCGATCGCAACTCAGTCCCCGGCGCGGTCATCGCCTCTTGGGCTGACTTGGCTACCAACGACGTTGGCGGCGGCGTGCCTATCGCCTACGCAGCCGACTTAACTGCCCAAGTATCAGGCACCTTTGGCGGCGGCACGGTTACGTGGCAAGGCTCCAATGACAATGTCAACTGGCACCCAATGACCCAGCGTGGCGGCACCACCAACATGGCTTTTACCGCTGCTGCTGTGCACACCTGCCAAGAGAACCCAGCGTGGGTTCGCCCCGCAGTCACCAGCGGCACGAGCGTTGCAATTGACTGCACTTTGGCCATCCACGCACGCTACGCCAAAGCACCTTACTAAGCTGAGGACTGAACCCCATGCACAACCAACCTCCACAAATCGAGGTCGAGTTCGTAGACCCCGAAGAGCAGCAACGAAAGAAGGCAGAGAAGCTGCAGTCCTTCGGCGCTTCGCTTAGCGGTCAGCGTGACGAGTGGATTCGCTCGCGCGGATCCTACGGAGTCGACAAGCGCTGGATCGAGGACGAGGATCAGTACAACGGCAAGGACAACATCAACAAGGCAGCAAGCCAGATGATGACCAGCGTGGAACAGGGCTACCCTGTCACCACTCAGAACGCCAAGCCCCACCGATCAACGGTGTTCATCGGCATGACTCGACAGAAGACCAATGCGGCCGAGGCCCGGCTTGCAGACATTTTGCTGCCAACCGACGATCGCAACTGGGGCATCCAGCCTACGCCGGACCCACAGCTGATGGGCATGAGCAAGGACAACAAAGCGGCGATGGACCAGCAGGGCCAGCCGATCATGGGCGAAGACGGGCAACCGGCCCGCGTGCGCGACGTTGTCAAAGCTGTGCTCGAGCTGGCCAACAAGAAGGCCAAGGCCATGGAGACCGAGATCGAGGACCAGCTGGTCGAGTGCAGCTACAACGGCGAGTTGCGCAAAGTGATCCACGACACAGCCGTGCTCGGCACCGGAGTGATCAAGGGCCCAATCGTCACCAACCGCACTCGCAAGGCTTGGCAGCCAATCACAGACAGCACAGGCGAGACGGTCCATCAGATCGAGATCGTGCAGGAGATCGGCCCCGCCTCGTTCAGGATTGACCCGCGCAACGTCTGGCCAGACCCCGGCTGCGGCGAGACGATACACAACGGCAAGGGCATCTACGAGCGGGAGCAGGTTACCGCCAAGCAGATCCGAGATCTGGCCAAGCAACCCGGCTTCCTCAAGCCCCAACTGCGCAAGGTGCTCGAAGAGGGCCCCAAGCAGTCAGCCACCCTGCGCGAGCTGACCGACGAAGACCAGCGAGACATGACCCGGCTGACATACGAAAAGTGGACCTACTGGGGCGAGGTGGACCACGACGACCTCGAGTCCGCTGGCGTCAGCGTAGGCGAGAAGGACGAGTTGCGCAGCACCAGCGCTTGCGTGGTCATGATCAACGACACCGTGGTCAAGGCGTTCTTAAACCCATTGGAAAACGGCGACATCCCATACGACTTCTACGTCTGGGAGAAGGTTGCCGGCACGGTTTGGGGATACGGGATCCCGTACCTCATGCGTTCGCAGCAGAAGGTCTTGAACGCAGCTTGGCGGCAGATGATGGACAACGCTGGCGTGTCCAGCGGCCCTCAGATCGTCATCAAACCCGGCGCCATCCAGCCGGCCGACAAGCAGTGGCAGCTGTCAGCACGCAAGATCTGGTACGCAACCGACGACATCGACGACGTGCGCAAGGCGTTTTCGACTTTCGAGTTCAACTCGCACCAAGTCGAGCTGGCCGGCATCATCAAGATGGCCACCGAGTTGGCGGACGCCGAGACCGGCGTGCCGACCATCATGCAGGGCGAGAAGGGCGCGGCCCCTGACACCGTCGGCGGCATGCAGATGTTGATGAACAGCGCCAACGTGGTGCTGCGCAGGCTCGTCAAGCAGTTCGACGATATGATCACCAAGCCTCACATCCGTCGCTACTACGACTACAACATGATGTACAACGAGGACGAGGAGATCAAGGGCGATTTTTCGATCGATGCCCGCGGCTCGAGCGCCTTGGTGGTCCGTGACATCCAGAACCAGTCTTTCCTAAACCTGCTTGCAGCTGGCGCCAACCCGGTCTACGGCATGTACCTCGACACCCAGAAGCTGTTTGAGAAAGCCTTGCAGGCCCAGCACATCGACCCAGCCGAGGTGTTCAAGTCGGAAGAGGAGATCGAGCAGATCAAGGAAGCGCAGAAGCAGGCAGCCGCTCAAGGCCCGGCGCCCGACCCGGCCATGGCCGTGGCTCAGATGCGTGCAGAGGCTGAGATGCAGAAGGCCCAAGCCCAGAACCAAGGCGACTTGCAAGAGCTGCAAGTGCGCCAAGCGATTGCTGCGCAAGAGGCCGACCTGCGCATCATGCAGCTGGAGATGACTCGCGAGATCGAGATGCTGAAGCTATCCAACTCGCAGAACATCAGCCTCGAGAAAATCAAAGCCCAGCTGGCCGACACCGCGATGAAGGAGCGCAGTCGCAAAGAGCTGTTCGCCGCCGAGCGCGATCTGGCTCTCAAAACTGGTTCAGGAATCTAAGGAGAAACCATGGCGACAAAACTTTCAGACGCCGAAATCAAAGCACTTGTTAATCAAAACATTTTAAAACCGGCAGCCCTTGCGGCAACCGCAGCCGCGAGCGGGGTAACCCTTGCGGATCTTTCAAGGGCTGCCGGCGTTAGTGCTGATAAATTGGGTAGCTATTTTGCCGACGCCAAGGTGGACACATCGGCCCTTGCAACCAAGATAACATCGGATGAAGCGGCCGAATTGATGCGGCGGTCTCAGGTTGGCGGGGTGCCAACATCAGAATTCAATGCTGCCGGCGGATACGCAGCTGTGAAGAAGTTGGCTGAGGGAAACACCACCGGCTATCAGGCAGGCGTCCGAACCGTGGCCGACATGGCAAAGTACGCCCCTGACGACGTGGCTACAAGGTATGACCCCGGCGGCCAAGGCGGGCTGGGCGAGACTTTCTACGCCAGCGGCAACTCCGCAACGGGTAAGGGGTCGGTCCCGGTCCCAGTCACCACGTTTACGCCGCCAACAACAGCCGGCCAACTCACCACAGTACCCTCAGCCGCTGTAACGCCCGGCCTGATTAAAGGTGCTGCGACCAGCACCGCGCAGGTTGCGCCGATACAACTCAACCTTCCGGTGGCATCCGGTGGCGCTGGACTATTGACCGGAGCTAACAGCCTTGCCGCCAACCCCCTTGCCGCCACCCCCGGGACGTTTAGCGTGCCCAACACAGAGACAGGCAATGTCAATACCGGCGGCCTGATTTCGGGGGTGCAGCAGCAACTGTTTAGCCAGAACGCGCAAGTTGGCCTGCCTACAGGCGTGACGCCAACGATTGGGGCGCTGGGCAACAACACTGGCGGCCCCAGCATTGCGCCTTACAACCCCTACGGTTTTAGATATGACGCGGCAAAGGCCAAAACGGGAGCCACACAAAACTACTACAACCCCAAGACTGGCCAGCGGTACACGGCTCCGGCCGGCTTTGCACCGCCTAGCACTGACTGGCAAACGTACACTCCCGGCGCGGCGACGGCGGCATCGACGTTCAATCTCAGCACAGGGGCTGGCAGTGACCAGACGGTGAAGCTGTAACAAAAAAAGCCCATGAAATTTAGTTGTTGCGTAATACCCACAGTTTGTTATAGAATTTCTTTGGGCGAAGTGCGCCCAAAATTTACCGAAGCCGGCCCCTGAAGCTGGCTTTTTTTATGACCGATTACTCATCAAGCACATGGCACCAGTTGCGCAAGTGGGCAGAGGCCCAGCTTGAGCAGGCCAGAACCAAGAACGACGCTGTCGCCCTCTCCGACACAGAGACAGCTGCGTTGCGTGGTGAGATACGCATGCTAAAAAGATTTCTCGACTTGCCCAATGCGGCAACTCGGGGTGTGGTGGTTGAGCCGGAGTAAATCCCGCTTGGCCTTTTTAGTGGGCCGTTGAAAGACGGTCTTTATTTGGAGAGCAAAAAGTGGAAGAAAACCAACTGTCTTCGGAAGAAGCACAGAAGTTATGGGACCAAGAGGCGTCCAAGCTCGATGTCGACGATAGCTCGTCCGCAACAGAGCTTTTAGCCGATGCGCCGGAAACGCCGCAAGACCTTGAACCACAACAACTGGAACAGCCGGAAGATCCGCTGGCTGGGCTATCCCCAACGGTCCGTGCCAAATTGGCTCAGATCGATGAATTAGCACAGGCAAATGCTCAACTGCTGCACCATGTCAAAACGACCGAGGGTCGCGTGGCAGCGATGCAACGAGAGGCTCAGCAGGCACGTCAAGCGGCAACGCAAGAAGCGCCTTCGCAGACAGCCATCGTTAGCGCAGCCAAGAACCCGGAAAAGTGGGACCAGCTCAAACAGGATTTTCCCGAGTGGGCAGGAGCGATGGAGGAATACGTCGCATCGAAGGTGGGTGGCCAGCAACAAGGTTTGACACCTGAACAGGTGACAGGCTACGTTCAACAGCAGGTCGCACAAACCCGCGCTGAGATGGGGCGCCTCATGGAAGAGGCCCGGATAGAAGGTAAGTACGAGAACTGGCGCGATACGGTCAACACGACTGAATTCGCGCAATGGTTCACCGTGCAGTCGCCTGATACCCGAGCACTCGCTGACAGCTCGGCAGCCAGAGACGCGATCAAGATGCTTGACTTGTTCAACGCATCCAAATCGGTTTCGGCTACGGAAATCAGGCAAGAGCGCGGAGCACGTCTCGCTGCAGCCGCGACAACTCGAACTGGCCAGACACCACCGCCTAAAACACTTGGCGACATGTCACCAACTGAACTGTGGAATTACGAAGCCAAGAAACGTGAGCGAGAGCTCAAAGAACGCGGCTATTAACTCAATTTTCAAAGAAAGAAACTAGACCATGTCTATCCAAAATTACGGCACCGTAGCATCGCGAAACCTTATCCGCGCTGCACAGGGCATGCTTGAGCATGCCCAGCCCATCACCGTACTGGGCGATTTCGGTACTCAACGCGAGATGCCACAGAACTCGACAGACACCTTGGTGTTTCGTCGTACTCTGCCCTTTGGCGCATCGACCGCGGGTACCACGATTGAAAACACCAGCCGCTACGTCGGCACACCGGACATCACCGCTTCCAACTTCGTGTTGGCTGAGGGTGTGACTCCCAACGCGAACACGATCTCGTTCCAAGACGTGTCTGTTCAGCTCCAGCAATATGGCGTGCTGTTCAAGTACTCCAGCAAGGTCGAGCAGCTGTACGAAGACGACATCCCCGGCGAAATGGTCAAGCTCACGGGCGAGACTCTGGCCGAGGTGATGGAGATGGTTCGTTACGGGGTGCTGAAGGCTGGCTCCACTGTGATCTACGCGAACGGCTCCAGCCGCTCCGCTGTGAACACGGCCATCAGCCTGAACGCAATTCGTAAATCAGCTCGTACCCTCGAGTCCAACCGTTCGCGTCGTGTGACCAGTCGTCTGGCTCCCGGTGTCAACTTCGGTACTCGGGCTGTGCAGCCTGCATACGTGGTGTTCTGCCACACTGACGCTGTCAGCGACATCCGTAATCTGCCCGGCTTCACCCGGGTTGAAGAGTACGGTTCGTTCAAGCCGATCCATGACCGCGAAGTTGGTGCATGCGAAGACTTCCGTTTCATCAGCTCACCCCTGTTGAAATCGTTCTTGGCTGCCGGCGCTTCGGTTGGCTCGAGCGGCATGCTGTCTGTTGGTGCTGCCAACGTCGACGTGTACCCATTCATCATCATCGGTGAAGACGCTTGGGGCCAAGTCGCTCTGAAGGGCATGTCTGCAATCAAGCCTGTGGTCCTCAAAGCATCGCAGACCAACCACGCCAACCCGCTGGGCCAGTTCGGCTACGTGGGCGCTTCTACATGGTTCGCGACTGTGCGTCTGAACGACGCCTTCATGGCCCGTATCGAAGCCGGTGTGACCGCCCTGTAATGACTAGGGGCTGGGTTACCCCGGCCCCGTCCTAACTAAAGGAACACACCATGAGCAATGCAGCTTATTACAGCCTTCTGAACAACGGAGTGCTAACAGGTGACGTGGTCGGCGCGGTGGAGGCCACCCCGACAGTCGAAGTCACTGGCGCTTTGACTTGCACTCGCGAAGTCAACGGCGGTCGCACGATGGTTATCAATGCCGCAGCAGGATGTGCAGTCACCCTGCCTAATGCTACCGGCACTGGTTCTGTCTACCGATTCATCATCGGCACCACCATCACATCAAACAGCACCACCATCAAGGTGAACAATGCTACTGACGTGATGTCTGGCCGAGCGTTTGTTATCAGCGATAGCGCGGCGGCGGTCTTGGGTTATGCCACGACTTCCACGAGCGACACCATCACCCTCAACGGCTCGACACTGGGCGGCCTTGCTGGCGATCACATCGAGATCATCGATGCAATCGCCGGCACCTTCGCCGTGCGCGTGTTCACCGCTGCAACCGGTTCGGAAGCAACTCCGTTCTCGGCAACTGTCTCCTAATCTTCTTGAAGGAAATTCATCATGTCATACAACATCGAACAAGCCAATAGTGGCTACCTCTCCCTCACCGCCGCCGGCTTGGCTGAAGGCACCGACGCCAACACCTTCAAGACTGCGAACACCTTGACTTTCACAAGCAACGGTATTTTCAAGTCTAAAGCTGCTACCGACAACCTGCCTTTCACGGCCGGCACCGCCTTGGGCAACTCGCAAGCCTGCTTGTTTGCCGTGTGGATCACAGCCGCTGGCGCCGTGTCAACCACGCAAGGTCCTATCGTTGCCGCTGGCGATCCATGCCCAGTGCCCGGTCAGGTCACAGCCGGTACAACTTTGGTCGGTTTGATCAAAATAGTTACCAGCTCGTCTGCTACGTTTACCCCCGGCTCGACTGACCTTGGTGCTGCTGGTGTTACTGACACCTTCAGCGACTGCATGGACATGCCCGGCTCGGCCCAGTAATTTGCCATCCTCCTTGAAGAGGTTTTTACGCAGGCCACCTTCGGGTGGTCTGCTTTTTGGCAAGAGAGTTTTTTAACCCCAACGGAGAATGAGAATGGCAAAAAAAGAAGTAATCGCTGGCATCGAGATCCACGATGACGCACCGATGATTGATCCCGTTTCGCGAGTCCCCGACCTGCGCGAACTGGCTTCCAGCGAGATGTTTATGAATGAGATGGTCACCGTGATGGTTCACTCCAGCACCGATGAAAACCAAGCTCCTCACGTGATCCTCAACTGCAACGGAACCAACCAGCCGATCATGCGTGGCGTGCCCACTACGGTCCGCCGCAAGTACGTTGAGATCTTGGCACACATGAAAGAGACCAAGTACAGCCAAGTCACCCGCAATCCCGCGGCTCCTGACCAGATCGACATGGTCGCGCGTCACGGTTTGGCTTACCCATTCGAGCTCATGGAAGACGCAAACCCCCGGGGTCGCGCATGGCTCACCAACGTATTGGCTGAAGCTACGTGAATTTCCTACAGCTGATTAATCGCGCAAGGGTGGAGTGCGGCGTCTCAGGCGCCGGCACCCCTCTGGTCACCGTCACTGGCCTTACAGGCGAGTCCGCGCGGATCGCTGCGTGGATTAACAGCGCGTGGGTTGATGTGCAGACGGCCAAGGAGGACTGGCAGTGGATGCGCCAGCCAGTGCAGTTCAACACGGTCACGCAACAGCAAATCTACACCCCCACCGAAGCCGGTGTGGGGACCACTTTCGGAAACTG